TTTCTTTAATTCTTTTTTCACTTGGTTTACTCTCAATATGATTGTTAATCAAATGGATAGCAAAATCACAATGTAAATTCTCATCTTTAAAAATAAGTGTATTAGCATTACATAATCCTTGCATAATACCTCTTGATTTCAACCAAAAGATTGAACAGAATGACCCGGAGAAGAAAATACCCTCAACCGCAGCAAAAGCAATCAATCTTTCTTGGAAAGAACTACTTTCTATCCATTTTAACGCCCAACTAGCCTTTTTCTGAACCGCTGGTAATCTATCAATAGCATGAAAACACTCATCTTTTTCAGTTGGGTCAGAAACATAAGTATCAATTAATAATGAATACATCAATGAATGAATATTCTCCATCATTATTTGGAATCCGTAGAAAAACTTTGCTTCAGCATACTGAACTTCTTTTAAAAAGTTTTCCGCTAAATTCTCATTAACAATCCCATCTGACGCTGCGAAAAACGCCAATACATTTTTAATGAAATATCTTTCATTATCAGATAAATTTTCCCAATCTCTAATATCATTAGACAAATCCACTTCTTCCGCTGTCCAAAACGCCGCTTGGTGTTGTTTATAGTACTCCCAAATATCATCATGTTCAATCGGGAAAATAACAAATCTATCGTTATTTGGTTCTAATATTTTTTCCATTTTATTTAATTTTTTTGTTGTTCTTTTTGTTTTCTTTTATCTAACAAATCTTTAATTCGTTGTCTATTTCTTTCTTCTGTCTGTTCTTCTAAACCTAAAAAGGTTACAGAACTTTCTGTATCAATCTCTAACATACCATTATCAAACTTACAATTCTCAAATACAACACCATCATCACCAATACGTGATTTAGTAATTGCAATTGTTGCTAGTTTCATTTCTTTCTGTTGTAGTGATTTTGCCACCGAAATAATTACGTGACCTACTTGAGCTTTCTTGATAGAACCACCCATTTGGTCAGTAGTTACAACATCTGAAGATATAGAACTTCTATTACCTTGAGTTGCTGTCCACCCAACCATATCCAATTCGTGACACATAGACTCAAACGCTCTCATTACAGAACCTTCAGATTTCCATTCATCACCTAAATTTCTATCAGGGACAACACAATCAATATAATCTAATACAACCATATCAATTTTAACCCCCTCAGAAATCATTTTTCTAATTTGGTTTTTAATTTGCATCATTGTCATAGTGTCAGATGGAAGTTTTTTCAAGATAAGTTTATTACTCATCGAATCTTTAACTTCATTCACTTTGAGAATAACCTCATCTTTTCTAGATGACAATTCATCCGGGTGAATTTTTGTCCATAATGTAATATGTTTTCTTTGAATAATTTTTGGATTATCTTCGAAAAATATTTGTAATACATTGTATCCCAAGTTAAATGCGTGATTAGCTACTTTAGTTAATAATGTTGATTTTCCAACACCTGTTGGTGCCAAAATAACACCAATTTCACCTTTAGCTAAACCTCCTTTTAAGAGTCTATCTATACCCGGAATACCCATTGGTATCGGATGACGATAATCTTCATTTAAAACATCATCCAAGTTGTGAAATACATCTTCAGTACCCTTGTCTAACTCACCCACTTGAAGGGCTTTGCTAACCAATTGTTCTAAAGTGTCATAATTTTCAAATTCACCACCATCGATGATTTTTTGTGCCTTAACCATTACTTTCTGTAATTCTTGTTGTTTACAGAATTTCATAGATTTTTCTTGTACAAACTCTTCCCCTTCAGTTGGGGCTTCTTTCACTTTATTAAGTGTGTCAATAACTATTTTTGACGCTGTTGCCTGTTGTAGCTCAGATTTAGTAATTTGTTCCAACGTATCAAATGTTGGTGTATGTTCGTATTTTGAGTAATATTCCTTAATCATCTGAATGATAATTTTAAAATATTTATTCTCAAAATAACTTGTTTCAATCACATCAATAATTGACCTAGAGAAGTCTTTATCGATGACGATTTGGTTTAATAATTGTAGCTGAAATGTGCTACCTAAGTAATCAAAATTTTTGTTTGAAGCCATATATTTTCTTTTAGTGTATTAGATAAATACTATACACTTAGACTAACATCCAGATAGTCGTATGTTAAATTTTCGTCAGAAAAAATGTCAGTCAATGACATAAGTAAATTTTTTAGGTGTGGGCGTACATCCACAGTGTATCTTACCTTCGGAGGGTAGATTTTAGCGTCCACCTGTCTATGACAAATTGTCACATCATTTTGTTTAATAAAAATATTAAAGTACTCCGGACCATCAATATATGATGTTTCTAAAATAGCCGGGTTGTTAATAATTTCGTACATATTGTCCGTCATATACGTCACCGTTTTCAATGATAATTGAGTTTGGATATCATCCTTAAACTCACGAATTAAGTCATATAATTCTAACGAATTTTTTGCTTTTTCGTTAAATTCTCTAACGTTAAAAAATCTCTGTACTATGATGTTATCATTTACCATCATTAAGAATTCTAATTTTACCGATTCTTGGTCTTTCATAATTTTAATTAATTGTTTTTATAATTTCGTTTTTCTTTTCTTGTTAATTTCATAAAGGGTCTAACAAAATTTACCCACGCATCATCACCTTTTGGTAGATACTTAAAAAACCCGTCTTCCATCATCATTTTAATTAATCCCTTATAACCCCTACCATCAGGGTCTAAAGTTTCCTTATAATATAACTCAACAAGCTCTTTAGCATCATCAGTTATTAATGGAGAAGACAAATTTATGATTTTTTCGTTAATAACAAAAAATTCTTCACCATAAATTCCACTTTTTGTTTTACCGGACAAAAGATTTTGTAATGTCTTATTTCCTTTATTCTCCTTTAACAGGTTATCAGCCTTTTCTAAAATATCGGTAATTGAAACCGGTTTTTCAAGCAGCTCAGGAAAAAACTTTATAAGTGTCTTTTCTCCCAACCCTGAAATACCATCAATGTTGTCCGATTTATCCCCCGACAATATTTTATAAGTTTTAATGTTTTCATGGGGAAATTCGTAAAAATCACATTTGATTTTACTTCCTAAATGATAAGTTTGTTTGGTTCTCGGATAAAACACCGATACCTTGTCCGATATAAGTTGGGTAAGGTCTTTATCCCCCGAATAGATGGTCTTTTGTTCGTTTTCCGAGATTTGACAGTAATAAGCAATCAAATCATCCGCTTCGTTATTATCGATATTGATTTGTCTTATATAACAGTCCTCCAAGTATTGTTTGATTCTTTCTTTCTGCTCAGTGAAAGAATCTAACTTATACTCGTTTTCTCTGTCTCTACGATTTTCTTTATATTGGGGATAAATAAGTTTTCGAGCAGATGAATTATCATCACCATCCCACATAACAACAACCTTATCAAAGTTTTGTTCATCTATGAAACGCCTAACGGTATTAATGAAGTGCCATAGGGCACCTATATGTTTTCCGTTATGATAATAATCTTTTACTCCGTGGAATCCAATTTTTGTTAAATTGTTACCATCCACTAATAGGGTTTTAACCACTGGTTTTGTTTGTATTCGTTACTACTCTTTTTCTTCTATCTCTTTCAAATCGTAATCACCATCTGTTCCGATAATGTTTTTCCAATATTCAGAGTATTCTTTTTTGTACTTCTCAATTGAAGCCTTTTCTTCTACTGTCTCTTTACCCGCTAAAAATCCGTGAGGTGTTACAATAATTTTACCATCCTCATAACCTAATCCATTGATGTGATTTTTCATAACGGACACTTTAGTTCTTACAGCAAATTTGATAGTTCTTTTATCTTTAGTAGCCGTAATCTTTGTTGTTCCCGCACCTTTTTCATTTCCAAATCTAAATACTAATGATGAGTTCAACCAAATAGCCTCACCACCCTTAGCTTTAATTTTAGGTTGTCCGAATGGGTTATCCGGAAGTTCAACCCAAGGTTGGTTAACAATCACCAAAGTATTCTCATATTTGGAGTCGGATTTACGACTTCCTGAAATTCTTTGGTTAATACCCATACCAATTTTATCAGCTAATGCCGCAGCATTATGTTGCTTGCCACCCTTACCCTCAAAAGTCATTTTACAAGGAACTGAACCAACAGAATCCCATAAAAATAATAAACTATAATCTAATTCACCCTTCTCTTGAGCATCCAGTAAACTGTTAATGTAATCTGTAATTTGTTCAATATAACTGAAGTTGTTATTAAAGATGTAGAACCCATCCCATTCTAACTCACCCGTCTCTTCATCAACCAATTCTTCACAATCAAACCCCATAAGTTTTGCGTGTTCAAATGACCATTTTTGTTCGGTAATGATGAATACTGGTAATATTTGTTTTTTCTGTGCGTCAACCGCACATTTTACCAACGCAGTTGTTTTACCCGTATCGGAGTGACCCAAGAACATATTTAAATGTCCTATCGCCGGTCCCGGAATACCAACCGCATCCAAAAAGTCAGGTCCTAAATCAAAAAACCTTTGTGGTTTGTATTTTGCCGATGTTGAGAATTTGTCCTTAATGGACTTAAAATCGTGTTTTTTAATCGCCATATGTCTATGTTAATTTAATTTTTTAGTTTGTTTAGACAAGTTGAGCACCGAGTAATCCCGGTGCCCAAGTTATATGTCTAATAAGTTTTGTTTGATTAGAACGGCATATCATCTTCCGGTTCAACTCCTGCTTGTGGGTCAACAGGTACCGGTGTTTTACCACTACCACCAAATGATGATTCACTATCTTCAGCGTTTCCATATACATAACCACCTTTTTCAGTACTCCATTTAGGACTTTCTCCTCTTGCAAGAGCTTCTAAATACTCAACAGGTTTTTTAGAATAAACATCTTCCCAAGATAACTCATCATTAACCCATTCATCACCAATGGTTTTGTTTTCGTTAATAACCGCTGGGTCATCATACATAACAGTTTGGATAACCGTGTAGAAAGCTCCTTTAGGTGTTTTAGCTTTAGTTAATTCTAAAATAATATCTCTACCTTTTTCAGGGTCAGTAATATCACCTTTTGCTCTAAAAATAGGGATAATTTTATCTAAAATACCTTCATTTTTGTAGTTGTCTTTAAATCTCCAAAATTTAACACCATCAGCCTCATTATCTCTATCAATAACTTTTACGATGTAAAATTTACGAGATAAATACTGTTTAGCCAATTCTTTATCAGAATCTCTACCGGTTGAACGTAACTCTTCGTAAACCTCGTTTAAAGGTGAACGCTCATTATCGTTTTTTCCCGGGTCATAAAATTTTTGGAATTTTCCGTCAACTTGGATTTCGTGATACCAAACAACTTTAAATGGTGAAGAACCGTCTTTTGTTGGTAAAATCCTTAATCGTCTTTGCCCTTGAGTTTCCTTATCTTGAAGGATTGCCGCAAAGTACTTTTTCATTCTTTCTTCTTGTGTGAATTTTGAGGTAGAAGAAGAACCTCCTTGTTTTGATTGCTCATATTGAGCCAAAATCGCGTCTAATGAATTGTTTGTCGCCATAGTTATATAAAAATTAAAGTGTTTACTAAAGTATAAGTGTCTACGAGTGGTTTGTCAAATTGTTTTGTAAAAAAAAATGGTTCAGATACCATTTTAATTATCTAATCTCTTTAAAAGATGTTGCTTCATCTTCAAAATTCCTAAATGTTTTTTTAATTTCATTTGGTGAATAGTCTTCTACCTCGTCTTGAGTTAAAATATATTCATTTTTCCCCGATTTGTCCATTTCTTCTTCTTTATCAACAAAAAAATCTGTTAATTTTTGATTAAACGGTCCCGAGTCTAGGCTTCTTAATTCTAATTTTTCTTGTGGGGTTTTTTCTCTGTATTTTTCAACTTTAGCCTCCAAGTCATTTAATTTATTCATAATACCGTCCATCTCACCAAGTTTACTTTCTAAATCCGTTAAATGGCTGAATAAATTATTAAAATATTCTTCTTGTTTTTGTTCAGTATTTTTTTGAGATTTTACTAAATCTGTAATATCAATTTCTTTAGTACTACTTTGTTCTTCACCCACTTTTTCAACATCGGGGTCGGCGGCAACATCAACAGGTTGTGGTTCAACCGGTGCTGCAGGTGCCGGTGGCATATTTGGGTCAACCGGTGGTACAGCATTTGGGTCTGCTGGTGGAAGTGCGTTAGGGTCTTCATCAGGGTCTAATCCTGGTGGCAGAGGTAAAACAGCCTCTTGTTCAGTGATATAATTATTAATTGAGTTATATCTAGCCAATTCCTCTAATATTTGATTATCTATTTTTTTCATTTTATTATCCGTTTAATAATTGTTTTACACCGGTCAATGTTTCAACCTGAATTTTTTTATTTGTTGTCATTGTATTATCTACTCTTTCGATTAGACCATCTTTCATTCTAATTGTATAACAATCACCT